CTTGCAGTGTGGGCATAGATCGTAGCTCATAATATACTCCCGGTTTTGGGTTATGGTGTTTATGGTTGGTCAGCATAATACATACAAATGCCCGTTATCGAACAGTAGCTCTGGCAGCTGCGTACCTTTTGATCAAATTCAAACGTCCTTCGAGATAATGTTTGTATTCAAAATCGTTTATTTTGTTTGCCTTTACGAAATACGCAACATTCGCCTCAAAGTCTTCGAGACCAGATACTGCACTAAACATGCGATCATCAATGTTTTGAATAGAAAATTGATTGCCATCCAAATCAATTTTATAGCTAGACATATTATTAAGACGTCCAAGCTCTCTCTGCAAATGTTCACTAGTCATGACTAACTCCTCTGCTGCGTTGTCCCTCTCGCTTAACCCTAAGCTAACACCCCTAGTTACCAATGTCAATACCCTCCCGGGGTCAATATCATATCTTTCTTCTAACTACCTACAAATACAACACTTGTCTTGGTAACTGTTGAAGATCACAACAAATATAAGACAGGAGTATATGCTAATACGCTGTAAGGTAGTAAGGGTTAGAGGGTATCAGTATAAGAGGGAGCTTTATTATTCATTCTAAAGACAATCAATACAATATTGATACCAACATACCAAACAACAAGAGAAGAGTCCTTACAAGCCAAGTATACCACTATAAAGGGCGATTAAAAGATAAGAACGGTTTACCCAAAAGGATATTCAAACCGATTTGTTAAGAGACAAGGATAATAACAAGAGATAAGGTATAAGAGAGAACACGCTCTGAATGATGTTATAGATGATGTTGTGATATAAATATAATATTCGTGCGCATACAAGCAAATGGTAGTGTGAAGTCAAGTCAACCTTTAGAAAGTGTCATATCCAGGCATTCATCTCCCCAAACAGGTTGTACTTCACGCTATGTATACACGCGAGGCAACTATTTCGGCTCGTATTGTCTGGAATAGCCTATACCCCCAGGTTATTTATGATCAGAAGCATATGATATATACATATATGTTCAGAACATTGTATTGTTATGATAGCGTAACATGATGTATATAATATAGTTAAAAGTCAATAGGGGCCCAAGCGAAACGGATTACAGGGGAGGGGCGATGGGCCTTTTGGGGTGGTAGCCAGGTATACTATAAGACCTTAAAACAAAAAGTTTATATTATTTCTCCTTTTCACCAGTTAGGATTGATAAATGGTTCATGCCGAAACCATTGTACGCAGTCTATTGTATCTGGTATATCGAACATATCCTTTATGTTTATAGTTTGTTTAGTCTGATCGTATATAACAAAGGGTAACAAAGGCTCAGGTTCATGCCATTTATATTCTATTGGTTCTATTCCTTGTAGATCTTCCATTAGAAGCAATAATGGTGATTTGGGTAGTGTTTCGCCTTTAGATTGTAGGTGTTTCCTATAATTTTTTTCTCTGTTGATGAAGTAGTGTTTTGGGATATTAAATATTTCACTAAACATCCCTGCAAGACTATCTGTTATCTTTTCCTGGCCATTGAGGAGTCTTTGAGTCCAACCAACAGTTTCACCAATAGACATCGCAAAAGCTCCTATTGGTATCTTGTTGTCTTCTAGCATGTCCTTTATCGAATCTCCTGGTGGTGATATATAATTCGGCTTATATTCACTATTTATCATGGGTTTCCTCTTTGTTTATGTTCAAGACAAAAAGTTTCTATTATTCCCATATATCATTCAGCATCTTGATTCCACATAGACTCGGTATTATCGACACATCTTTTGGATTGGTATATACGTTTATCCCCTTTCATTGTATAGGTACGACACTTCCATTCTTTACCTTGATCGTCGTTTTCTTGTAGTGCAGCTTGGCACATAGGGCACTTATCGAGTGTTTCTATGGTTTCTAGCGTAAGGTACTTTCTTAGAACATCTTCATCTTTAAATGATTCAGGTTCAATAATTTCAAATCCTACCAGATATTTTTTCATATCGTCATCACTCCCTATCTTGTTTATCACACAGGATATATTTTAATACTATTATCGTGTATATCCTTATCCTGACATACCATAACATTCCACTGCGCCTTTTTTGCTTCAGGACTTTTCATATTCAACTCCTTTTATAACGTATGTTTGTTTGTCTTGTATGTTTACGATCATCCACTCACCTTGTTTGACGTTATCGCTAACAATGATAGTATATGGCGTTTGTGGGTTACACACGGGGCATCTCCCTATTGTATCAGTAGCTTTCGCACACTTATCGCATAGCACCCTTAAATACATGTTATTTTTCATCTCCTCACCGTCTTATTATACGGATATTCTTTCGAGATAAGTTGTTGTAATTGATAGCGGAACACTATAAACAACGGTTCTCTTGGCGATTTAGTACTCAGGTCTGGAATATCATCAAAGCTCTCTGCGTTCTCGTCCATATCATAGAACTTAAACCTAACAAGATCCTCTACCTCTCTTAGCGTTTCAAGCCGTACCATCCTCTTATACCACCACATATTCTCTCCTTCTATTTGCTTGTATAGCTCCAGGTGTCTAGTTCTTCTATCCAGTCATAATACTTCTTAAACTCAGTAAACTCAGTCATCTTGCTCACATTTTCTTCAACAGTGCAGCCTAGTCCATCCTCAAGGGAGATAGGGTTCTTCTCTACTTTACGATACCTTTGTACAAGATCATGCGTATAGGTTACAACTCCGTTGTCGTCTACATGCCTTACGGTGCCTTCATCACCCGTATATGGTTCATATTCATACTCCTTTTCTTCCTGTGTCATATCGTTCTTCCCCTACGGTGAGAGAGTGAGACTAACCCATTGATTTTGTTAGCTTTTTATCGAGTCCGAAATCTATGAAATCACCTATAGTATCGAGCAATATTTTATCCATTTCCATGGTTAATAGTTCTCTTTCTTTCAGTGGTCTGCTCTTCATATTCGCTAAGTAATTATTATACAGTACGTTGATATGTTTTATACTCTCATCTTTGAAACTCATATTCTCTCCTTGCCCTACGGTGGGGACAGTAGACTAACGTGCTATTTATCAGTATGTTGGGAAAACGTGTTTATTTGGAATATCCCGCCATTTTTCTCAGTCTTCTAATCTCTGCTTCTAGTGCCTGAATTTGGATAGTCACTCTTCTTCCTATTTCAGTGCTCCATCTATCGGATTCTTCATGAAGTTTAATCTCCTCCAACAACCACTTAATATCATCCGGTGCATTGAGCATGAGATTAATTTCTGGCTGTGCTTTTTCTTTCTCTCCTTTTGTGCGATTCTCTAACGCTTTATCGAACCGTTCCTGTATTTGTTCTAGTCTGGACATCACTCTCCTCCTATATGTTTTCTTTCGCTTGCAAACAATATAATATGACGAACACAGTAAGTCAAGCACTTGTTCTAATATATATAAATATACGGCCTTTAACCGAAGCCAAAAGCCGTTGTACGTGCATCTAGGGAGATACACTAGCGAAAGAGATTCACACACAGGTTGCGGCAGAAGCCGCTTGTGGGAACTTCTTAAGGCAAAGATAAACAGACGTTCACCTTCAGTCAAGCCTTTGTTTGACTATAGAAGAAAAATACGCTATCTTTGTTCTGTAGGTAGAAGACAAAAGGAGTTGAAGATGACGAAAGAAGAGAAGAAGGAATTTGCGGAGTTGGCTCAGAAGGTTAAGGATTTAGAAAATAGGATTGAGTTGATACGGTACCAAACACCATACTTTTCCCCATGCCCAGTTGCACCAACACCTTCCCCGAGAATGCCGTCATGGCCTCCTTACGATGGTGGTGTGATGTAGCAGGTAATACACCGGGGACATAATGATACACAGGTTTGAATACGGGAGAGAGACCTATGGACATTATTGAATTAATTGAATTGCACCCATTTCTAACATCTATAGTCTGTATTATATTTATCGCAGGTCAGATAGAAATTGTCAAACGGCCATGCGATACATTCGACTACCATCGTGGTGATAAGATCAAACGTTTACGTGCTGAGATTAAAAAGCTGAAACGGAATTAAATGAAAGACGTATAGAGATGCCTACGTATAGCTATGAATGTGAGTGTGGTTATCGCTTTATTCGGTCCAGGTCTATAAAGGAATCTGTAGGTACCCATGTTTGCCCTGAATGTGGTCTGGATGCTAGTCTTATTATAAGTGGCGGAGCTGCTACAATACTTGTCGGGTCAAACTGGCCTGGTAAGCAGGTTAAACTAGCTTATGACAGTGCTAAGATTTTAAGAGATGGCGGGGAGATCGTAAACAATCCAGACAATTTTGTTGACGACAGTGATGAATAACTATTACTTGACATTAAGAAAAAGGGTGGCGTATATTAATGCGTACCGCTCTTTTTAGTGATTCCCAATTATACATAACATCTGAAAGAGTGAGTTATGATTGATGTTGTCAGGATAGAGAGAAGGAATGGAGAGTATGCTGGAATCTATGAAATGTATTCTAAACGTGAGGCTGATAGACGTGGAATAGAATACGTTTTATGGTCTAAAGGTTTAGCCAGTGGTGTTTTCCTTGACTGTCTTAACGGCCCGATGTGCTTAACCTTTCCTACATACAATGACAATCGTGTTATGATCCTTCCTCAAATGGCAGTACCTGTCTTAAAAGTTAATTACAATATTTATAAAGTAGCACCAGCATTGGGTAAAAAGTGTAAACAGTTGACTCTTGCTACTCGTACATGGAACGTATATGCTAACAATAAAGACAATGGGCAAGTTTGGTTTAATCCTACAGTCACTGGAGCATGGAGTAAAAATATTAAGACTTCGCTTACAGGTTTTGAAAACGGGTTTTCGAGTAAAGACTACGCCTTTCTTACTTTGTATATACAGTTTCTTACTCTTGGAAAATCTCCTGATGACGCATTAACTGAATCTTACTCTCAGGCGTATGGGGTTAAAACAAGACATTTAAAACGTGCTGAGACGCGGCTCAGTAAATGTGCAAACTATATGGGAACCGGTGCAGTGGATATTACAAATATTCGTGATGCTATGAAGGAAGCTGGTATTGATGCTAAATGGGCGGCTGAAATTTTAAAGTCAGAAGTTGACAACAAAGACAATAAAGCATCAGACCGTATGGATGCTTTTAAGATGATATTAAATCTTTCGGGAGTAATAAGTGAGCAACCAAAAAACCAAAGCGCAACGGTCAACCTCTACCAAGGCCAAGCCCAAGGCCAAATCGAGCAAGGTGAAGGCCGTCAAATCTCAAGTCTCCCCCAAAATAGAATTATCGGCTCCAAAGAAATACAAACTGATTGATACATTACATGAGGCTGGAACAAAGCAAGAGTTAGAAGATGCGATGAACAAACAGGATGGTTACAGATTTGTAGGACACGTATACATACGAAGTGAAAATACTAATGTGGTGGTAATGGAATATGTCGGCTGAAGAGTTAGTAGAGCTGTGTCAAACTGATCTATCCAATGTTAAACACGCCTGTAAGATCGCCAAAGAAGAGTTGGCTGCTGGCGACTACACAACTATAAATGCGTTTAAGAGTGCTGGATATGAAGATTTGGCCCTGTTTGCTGCTTTTTTCCTTGGTGATTCAAATATGGTTCAACTCGAACCTGCCGTTCACCATCACGCTTTCTATTCTGCGTATCAATCTGGTTGGGGCGACACTTATATAGATTTCATAGCTCCTCGTCATAGTGCGAAAACTACCTGCGGAATGAAAATACCTGCTATACATGGTGCCTGTTATTTCAATGTTGAAGGTTGGAAAGATAGAGACCCACAAAGAATGACGGGACATCCCTTTACTATTATCTCCTCTGCTTCTAAGGATATGGCTTCTAAAAATCTTACAGCTATAAAAGCTGCCTTAGAATTTAGCCCGTTGATTTGTGCCGCTTTCGCACACCCGTTGGGAAAGGAATCGCTTAGGATAAAAGAGAATAAGGGTTACTTTAAGTGGAATGAAGACGAAATTGTCCTCGCTAACGGTGCTCAAATAGTAGCTCTTGGAAGAGGTAGTCAACTTCGTGGTTTTTCAAATCATATGAACTTCAGACCGACACTCTTTATTGGAGATGACCTAGAGGGTGAAAAGAATGTCACAAACGATATGCTGATTGAAGATACCAGGGTATGGCTATATAACGTTGCCCTTCCTGGTGTTATGGATGAACCATCATATTCTGGTAGAGTTATCCTGTTGGGGACAATAGTCCACGACCAATGCCTTGTTAATCATATGAAGATGAAAGACAATGCTGCAAAAGGTGGGATGTTTAATGTCTTAGAATATAGAATGATTATCAAAGATGATGATGGAAATGAACACTCCTTATGGCCAGCAAAAAATTCACTTGAATCTATTTATAGAAAGAGAGCGAGATACGAGAAGGGTGGTAGACTTAATTCATTCCTTCAAGAGTATATGAATATTGCGATGTCAAGAGAGGAACGCCCGTTCAAACCAGATCAGATACAATACTACAATGGGGTATTTTCACTCACAGAGATTCAAGGGTTAGGGCTATTACATATAGACCATGCCGAGACTCACGATAGAACAACTGTAATCGACATACCGGAATATATCCCTGTCAATACATATATAGGTGTTGACTTTGCCTCTTCTGAGGGAAGCGCATCTGACTTCACAGCAATGGTTGTGATAGGTGTTGACGCAAAAGGTAACTGCTTTCTTTTAGATTATATCCATGCAAGAATTATCCTTCCATCTGCAAGGTGGGAGGCTTTAGCCTCACTCGTCAAAAAGTATGGTCCTGTAAATACAATAGTCGAATCAATCGGGGATCAAAACGCTACGTTCCAGCATTTCCGTGAAAAACAGCGGTTTGATGATTTATGGTTCAGGATGCACCCGGAGAAGCATTATGGCAATGGAAGTAAAATAGATAGAATTACAGGAACTCTTGAACCACGATTTAATTATGGTGCATTTTTCTTTAAAGATAAAGGTCAGGCTGAGGCTATTCAGGAGTTCTCTGATTTCCCTCAAGCAGATCACGACGACTTTCCAGATGCAACAGAAATGGCGGTAAGGTATTCACGAAGATGCCCGCACGAAGCTATACCTTCAAATGCAAGAGTTAGGCGAGAACGTGATGAAGTAATTGAATATGATGCACTTACGGCGGCATAAATGAGCGAAAAAAAAGCTAAAAAAGTACACGAGTTATGGCGTGAATATGCAGATACTTACTCACGTCAAAAATGGGAACGCCTTGCTGAAGAGAGTGAACAGTTTAGTCTTGGTTTCCAGTGGACAGATGAACAAGCTACTGCCCTTAAAGCTGCTGGAATGCACCCTGCTGTTAGGAATAGAATTGGCACTGCTGCTAAGAATAAACAATCCATGCTCACAGGCAATATGCCTCGTGGTAGAGTAACCTTTGTTAATGGTCAGGATAACCAAACAGCGCAGTTGATAAATGGGGTATTGAAACATATCTACTATATCTCAGATTGGTACAATCAGATGAACCGTGTAGGGCATCAGGTGGTATCATCTGGAGGTATTGGTTGGGCCATGCCTACTATTGACGAAGACTCTTCTGATGGTCAGGGAGATATAAAGATAAGGTGGATTTCAAATAGGTATGTATATGTTTCTCCTACAGTTACCGAAATACCATCTCTCGAAGATGCTCCAGAAGTGATTATAGCAAAACCTGTTTCTACTGCTTGGGCTAAAAAGAATAGCCCTGATGGTGTTACTCAAGGCCAATTAAAGCAAGCTGAGAGTTGGTATAAAGACTACAGCTCAAATAATAAAGACGCTATGGGTGAGACGCTTGAAACTGGTGTTCAGGATGACATTATATCATCTGGAGAAGAGACATTTAATACAGTACTTAAAATAGAAAAATATGAAATACTTAACCAGCAAATGTATCTTGTTGATAATAAACGAACTGGACAGAAATATGAGACTAGTGGTGATAAAGTAAAAGAGATAGGTAAGCTAGAGCGATTTGTAAACAAACTTACTATTACTCCTACACGAAAGGTTAGAAGATGTAAGGTCACTCATGTTTACTCTCCTAAAATCTGGATTGGTGAAGAGTGGCTTGACATAGATCGTTTCCCGATGGTTCCATTCATATCTCAGGATACAATGAACTTGTTCCCACGAGATGATGTTTATTACGCTCGTGACGAGCAAATATTACTTAATAAGGCTATTTCTCAAGGTATTCAAGCTACACAAATATCAATGACTCCCAAAATAATAGTAGCAAAGGGGTATGGAGCTGAAGATGCGTCTGAAATAAAAAAGAAGTGGGCACAGACAAACGCAGTATTGGAACTGGAGTTTTCCCCTGACGGTAAACCTATGTTCTACGTTCAACCTCCGTCACAGATGACAAACCCGTTCTGGCAACAGATACCACTGTTTGAGACTGGCATTGAATATATCCTCGGCGTAAGTGCACAGGATTTAGGAGACCCTTCTCAATCCCCTGACACATTTGCCGCTACCCAACAGATTCGTAATTGGGGTATGCAGAAACTAAGGCCAGTATTAAACGCATGGAACACCTCTTTGCAGAAGCTCATAGATAATACTGTGCAATTAATTCCGCAAGTGTATAATACCAATAGAGTTATTGCTTACTTTGATGAGGAGTGGGCAGATGATCTTAAAACAACAGGTCTGAATGTTCCTCAGTACGTACAAGGCAAGTGGGAGACGCTTAACAATGTTAGAGAACTTAGAGGATCGTACAGGATTGTGTGGGATAGCTTCATACCAACAACCAATAGAGAGCAGATGGTAGCTGTGTTTGGTGAGTTGTTCAAAAACAGTGGTGGTTCTATGATCTTCTTTGAGGAGATGCTTAAATATATGGATGTTCCTAATAGGAAGAAGATTGCAGATAAGTTTGGACTTGTTAAACAACTTCAACAGCAACTCCAGGCTCTTCAAGAGAACCAACGTGGTTTGGAAATTGACGTTGATAAGGCGGAACGGGAAGAGGTCAATGCAAAGCAACAAGCAGAAATGTCTAAGTTCACTGCAAAACATGCTATTGATTTCATTAAAAATAAAGAAAAACGAAAATGGAAAACTGAAGAGTTTATGTTAAAGCTGGATACATCTCTTAACGAAATGGTAACTGACTTTGAAAAAGAAATCGAAGTACAAGAGGTTGAGCATAAAGCAAATCTGGATATAATTGAAGTAAAAAAGGGAGAAACTTGTGATGAGTGAAAACGATTCTGTTCAAAATAGCGATGTCGCAACAGATGGCCAAACGTTTGATCAAGCTGTTGATAAAGCATTCGATAGCGTAAATGAAACTGAATTTGGTGAACTGTCCGACGACGACCTCGGAGAAGATGAACTTGTCGATCTTAACGCTGAAGACGATGAGGGAGTTGAAGGTTCTGGAGAAGAACCCCCTGAAGAAGAAGGGGGCTCTGAAGAGGAACCTAAAGAAGAGGATGGAGTAGATACTCCTGTTGAACCGAAGATAGAAGAAGAAGTAAAAGAAGAAGTAAAAGAAGTAAAGGAAGAGGATGAGTTCGCACCTTTACGCAATGCTGGCTATAAGGCTGAGAATATTGAAGCCTTGGTTAATATTGCACAGAATAACGAAAAGGTTCGAGCTGCAATACAAGAGGCCATTAGCGGTCCCTCTTCTGAAGAAAAAATTGAACCCCCAAAAGAGGCGGTGGAGAAAACGCCAAAAGACTTTATGCCTGAAGGGAAACAATATAGTTCTGTAGATGCCCTTGAAACAGGTACGGAGTCGTTTAAGGCACATTCGCAATATACAAAATATCTTTCTTCCCAGGCCTTTGATGAACGTGTCGCAGAACAGACACAATCACATCAAAAAGAGATGACCGCACAGCGTCAAGCACAAAATCTTAGAGATGGTGCTAAAGTTCTGAAAGATAAATATAATGTCACTGATGAAGAGATTGCCGAGTTCGGTAAAAATATAAAAACTACACCGACCGAAGAGATCAATCCTCTAAACGTGGCATATCTCGGAATGAATTTCGAGAGACTTGTTGAAGCTCGTGTTAAAAAAGCTGTTGAACTGGAGCTTGACAAGTTCTCGGAAACTCAAATCCGAACAAAACATACAAAAAAAATCAAGTCGTCTGCATCTGCTGAAACAGGACATGCAAAAGGTACTGCTAAAAGTATAGGTAATACTGTGGATGACTATGAAAAAGAACAATTTGGAGATTAAATATGGCTGAATCTACAACTGCTGCAAGTGTCTCATATGTGTCTACTGGACCTGCAACTACTGGAGGTAAATCTACAGAGCTAAGGAAGTATGATCGCTCTGATAAATTTATCATGCAAGAGGCTAAGTATTTCCCGCTTACAACGGTACTTATCGCTGGTCCTGATTCACTTGCAAAACGTATTGTATCTGACCCTGAGTTTCACTCTAATATTGATAGTGATCTGACTCTGACTTTTACCCCGTCTCTGACGTCCGGAGAGACTACTATTAATGAAGATACACTCTATTTCGCTGCGGCTGATGCACGGCAGCTTCTTATTGGTGATATTCTTACATTAAACGATGTCTATACTGACGGCTCAAGCACAGGCACAACCTATGTAGCAGGGTATCATCAAGAGCAGGTAAGAATACTTTCAAAAGGTACTGAAGGCTCAGAAACACCTGTTGTAATTACTCGTGAGCTGGCTTCTGGTGCTACTGCAGTCACGGCATCTATGACTATAACAAAATCCGGCTCTGCTATGTCGGATGGTTATACAGTAGGCTCAGGTTATAATGTTGAACCTGACTATATCTACAATTACGTTCAGTTATTCTCAGAGCCGTTTGAAATTGACAAGGTTCGTGAGAGTATGGACGCTTACGGCCCTGCTGACATTAAGCAGATGATGATGAAACACAAGCGTTCGTTCATGCGCAAGATTAACATCGCTTTCCATGACGGGAAACGTGGTAAAACAAATGCTCCTGTAACGAGTAAAGAACTCAGAACAATGGGAGGTATGTCAGAGATCATCCCAGCGGCAAATCAGGATATTGCTATCGGGACACTTACATTTGAGAAGTTGAATAACTTTTCAGTAGACCATTTTGCACAGGGGTCTCCTCGTAAGTTTGTATTCTCTGGACCATCTGCTTTGACCTCTTTGTCAAACAAGGCTGACAACAAGTTGGTCTACAATGACAAGATTTCAAAAAAGCTGGGGATTCCTTCTATTATGGAATTTGAGTCAAGCAACGGTACTTATATGTTTGTCAGGGACGGTTCGCTACATGGTCGTGGAGATCATTCTGCACAATCAATGCTTATCTATGACATGGCATATCTGAGATTCTGTGAATACAAAAGCCACAGCATCAAGTTTGAAAAGGATCTTCAAACTAAACGTGAAAAAATTCGTGCATTTGAGTATTGTGGTGGTCTTTCTCTTGAACGTGCTTTTGTCGATGCACATCACGGAATGTTCGGAATAACAGGTTAAAGGAGGAAATTATGGCTGCTTCAGGGCTCGCAAGTCTTCCTATTGATGCCTGGACCGACGGTGCTGAGAAATCAGCAATGCAGACAATGAACCTCACCTGTGATTACCTCGCTGCCAATGTTGGTTGGGTAGAGGCCGGGGCTAACACAGGGGCTCTTGGTGCTATTGGTGGAGGCAGTAATGTCAACTATCAAATTTATACAGGGTGTGTTGCTGCTGATCTGTGGGATATTATGTGGAAAGTCCCACTTAACCTTGATAGAACCAAACCGATTTACGCACAGGTTGTCTATACTGGTTCGGCTACTGGTTCAGCAACATCAAGTTACATTGTTACTTACAACCCACTAGCAACTGGAGATGACGCTGATATTGCTCCGGCTACAGCATTGGACGAAACTATCCCACTTCTGCAAGTAACACTTGGAGATGTTGACGAACTCGATGAAACTTATGTTGGGAAAATCAACGGTGATGCTTTAGATTCCGATGAAGAGTTTGTTATGTGGCGTTGTGAACTGTCTGCTGTCTCCGCTGGAACCGATTGGGGTTTTGCCGGGGTTAAAATTTACTACGAAAAAGCATTAGCATAAGGAATAAAGATATGACTGCATACAACCAACTAACTTGGCTTTTGACTCCAAGTGGAAACCTCCCTGCACCTCCAGGTTCGCTTGGTATGATTATGGGAACAACAACTCTAGTTACAAGTTCTGCTACCATTGCTGTTCCGTTTGGTGGGACTGTTCTTGTTGCTGGTTTCTGTCAAGTTGAAGGTACTGCTCTTTCAACAGACACTGCTTCGGTTGCTGTTATTAATCGAACTATTACGACTGCAACAGATGCAACTAACTATGTAACAATTAAGGGTATGACAACGACAGACGGTGTTGTTAATTACCAGTTGGTAGGTCACATGGATTTAGCAGACGCAAGCGTATAGCCGATAGTCACATAACGCAGGGGGCTTTTGTCCCCTGCTATTATAGGGAGTATAAGTGTGAACTTAGTTGAAAAAGTAGAAAAGGCTGTAAGTGATGCTGATAACTTCAAATCAGGGATTGGAGTTGATGCGTTCAGCGTGTGTGGCCTTACTGGAGTTAAGATTAAACATCTTTTGAACAACCTATGTGAGGGGGATACTTCGTATTTTGAAATAGGTTCGTTTAAGGGTGCAACTATGATAGCCGCTCTTTCCAATAATCCTGAAGCAACAGGCGTGCTCATCGAAGGATTCATGGAGGAGTATTTTGGAGCAACAGGCAAAGACTATCTATTCCATAATATCGAACGTGTCTTAGGGGAAGAACGTAAGGTAATTGGAATTCTTGGAGATTGTTATGTTGGTGATGTTATAGAGGAAGCAAAGAATCACGGACCCTATGATGTATTTTTCTATGATGGGAATCATGGTGAGATAGAAACATTTCAAGCATTAGATATATATTTACCTATGATGAAAGATGAGTTTGTTTTAGTCATTGACGATTGGGACCTTGACCAAATGGGGACAGGAATAAGAGCTGGAACATTTAGGGTTCTTGCTGACAAATCGTATACAATCGAAAAGGCTTGGGAGAGGATGACTCCTATGGGCAGTGATGATGACTATCACTCTGGATGGTGGCGAGGTCTTTATATAGCTGTGGTGAAGAAAAATGAAACCTAGAGTAGCAGTGATACTACCGGGATCGAATTTCTCTCACAACTTCCTGGTCTCGTGGACTAATTTTTATGGTCATCTCTTACATAAATGTGATGCTGTGTGGGTAAATTTCCCTACAGGAACATTTCTAAACGATGTCAGAAATATGGGAGTTGATGGTAATAAAGATTTAAGTGGTCCTGACTTTAAGCCTTGGAATGGAGAACGAGATTATACCCATATCCTATGGATAGATTCAGATATGATATACGAACCTTGGATGTTTGACGAGTTAATGAAATACGAGCACCTTGGATGTGTTGGTGCGGGTTACCCTAAACAAGATAAATCAAGTATGGTTTGTGCAGTGGCAGGTGCAGATGGACAACCTCATGGAATGATTTCTATTCCAGACAAGATTGCACCTGTTCTTTTTACTGGTTTTGGTTTTCTTTTGATGAAGCGTGGGTTGCTTGAGAAAATAGGGTATCCTTGGTTTAACCATGAATATCTCCCTACACCTTGGACAGCTATGGGCGAGACACAGATGGGCGAAGATATAAGTTTCTTTCATAAGTTGAATCAAGCTGGACTCAGAGCTTATATAGAGCCAAAGGTTACGAAGGCTATTCAACACGAAAAGATGATTGGACTCACAAACAAGGATGTCTTAAGGCATAATGGTTTGGAGGGATAGTGTCACAATGGTATGTCAGCTCTGTGTATGGTACTGACGGCAACTCAGGGACATCATGGTCAAATGCAGTTGCGACAATCCAGTATGTCAGGGCATCACTTGGTTGGGCTTACAATGATGAAATTATACTGGCTTCTGGAGAAGGCCACCCTCGCAATATAACATCTTTTAATAGAGGGGTTGTTATAAGGGCGGTAGATTATGGTGACACAGCAAGTGACGTTTCTTCATACGTGCCAAGTTCTAAGGCAAGAATATTTAAAGATGATGCTTTTTCTACCACTTACCTGCTAATTGGTGGTGATCCATTAATGCGGTTTTGGTATATTGAGTTTGATGGTGGTGGAACAATTAAACATGGTTATGAGCCTTATGCAGGACTAGCAACACCAGATTACTTTTATAATTGCTCTTTTCACGATTTTGTTTTAACAGGTATCTATTATTTTAAAACTTCTCCGGCAGGGTTTATTAGCCGTAACTGTTTATTCTATGATTCGGGACGTGGGATATGGGCCTCGCAAGCAGTAGTTGATGACCAAGGCTCGACTTATCACGATTGCGAGATTGGGGTTCACATACTTAATAGTTCTGGCGGTTACGAGAACAAGATTAAGAGAGGTTTATTCTACTCCTGTAGGGATGGTATTAGGGTTGATGGTCGTGCATCAGCAGATATAACGACTATTGAGCAGTGTACGCTTGACGACATTACTGCTGGTGTAAATTCAACACCTTCAGATGATTCTACAACAACAGTAGATTCATGTGTTTTTAGTAATTCAACATTTTCTATGGGAGTGACAGGTCCAGATGCTACAATAGTTTATCAATATACGGATATTTGGAATGTTGATAATGATGTATTTGGGAATGTACCTGGTGTATATGGTGATGTAATTGATGGCGGCGGTAACTTTAATTCAGTACCTTATTACGAAGATGTTCTTTTAAGAGATTATAGATTAACGGTAATGTCGCAATTAATCGGAGCCGCTAATCCAGACATTGAACCTTGGACTGCTGGTGGGCGTCACCCAACAGATGTTGGAGCATTTCAGTTTGATATAGAGGAGGAGTTTATGTCTTATGATTGGGGAACAGAGAAATTAATTTATCATGTTAAAATGTCAATGGGCGATATGGACGGTGACGGATTTACTGATAAAATATGTCTTGCGATACTCAATCGTGCTGCTGATTGGTACTTTTCTTCTTTTCCTTCTGGTGCTGTATCTGCCGGATTAATTGAAACTGATTATACGGTTACTTTAACATCTAATATCGGTTCTCTGTCTGCTGACATCCTTAAGGTTGAAGGTGCCAGACAGAAAGATACTCCTTGTAGAAATGTAACACAATACCCGGTCACAGATTTTAAACGTAAAAAGACGTCTAACATGACAAAGGGTACTTTCTACCATCCTATATGTGGTGTTGACTTAAACGCAAGAAAGATACACCTTGATTCTGAAAACTATTCCGGTGACGTAACGATTGATTATGTGAGGAAACCACTACAACTTAAACTTTCTGGAGTTGAAGATGAATATGGTGTGGCAGCAGGATCAACAGTTGATCCTGAATGGCCGTCACAATTCAATCTACCTATTCTCCAAAAAGCAAATGAACTTGCAGCTCAAGTGAAAAGAAGAGATACGGCTCAAGGTGACGCAGAGAAAGAGTCGCTTGAGATTCTCAGGAGGATGGCAGTATGATAAAGTTAGATAAAGGACGTATGCAACAAGGCGCATCGTCTATTACATTGGATGCAACAGGCGACCTTTCAACAGCCGTAACTGTAACGTTTTCACAAGCGTTTGAGGTTATTCCAAAAGTTACTGTTATTGCGCCTTTTGGGGCTACACAGGCTTACTATAATGGGAGTACTGCAACTACTACATCGTTTAGTATTGCTGTATCTACATCTGAGACTGTTGCAACATTGCAAAGCCAGACCTTTCCTGTAGAATGGGTAGCAGTGGAGCCGGGATGACACGACAAGACATAATAGACGCTGCTGGTTTTATCGCTGAAAGAAACGGGGTGGTTCCACTCCCTTCAGGTAATATGATGGGGATTGACTTCGATACTTTATGGGGCGAATGGTCTGACTATGCGAACCCCAAAATAGTTCGTGTCACTGGAACCATATCAAGCGATTCAGCACAGTCATATCCTCTACCGGGCTTCCGTAGTGCAATATATATTTCGGCTGATGGAGATGAAGTGTTTCCTGTGCCACAAGTGTATATAGACTTCAACGACGATCATGAGAATACTGGAGCGGAAGGATATGTTATTCGTGATGGACAATTAATTTTCACATCTTCTTCTGATGGTATTGAATCTGGTTCAGCTTGGACTGCTGTATACTATGCTGATAACGAAGCTGTTCCTGACGATACTGAACCGTATATTCCAGAGAAACTTCATATGATGATCGCAGATGAGCTTGCGTATCGCTGGCGTGACAAGTACGGTGGGAGAGATATTACTCCATCTGAGATGAGGACAAGAATGATTAATAAAACTAAATTCCTTGCTGAGATTGGTGGTCGAACATCCGAGAAAGATACTATTATCCAACCAAATTGGATAAACACGCTTTAGGGTGACTAATGCCAGAAGAAAAAACAGAAAAACTATCGCTTACTGAATTTGGGCTAATGGACACCAGTCAATTCCCCGATGACATAAACCCTAAGCGTGCTCGTGAATGTTACGATCTGATTATAAGTGAAAAAGGTCGAGCCCGGTCTCTTTCTAAACGGCCTGGTTATGAATTTGTCGCAGAGAACGTAGCAGAAGAACTTGACACAAAAGCAGGAGATGTAGAATACGGAGATGATACTCGAACCGATAGCGCACATCACAGAAACTCTATCGTCTATGATCCTAGCGACCCATTAGTCTTTGTGTGGGGTCATACATATGACTATGGAGGTGCAGGAACAAAGTTTAAAAGATTGGAGTTGTATTACACTGACGATGGTGGAGCTACCGTTACTGGACCGTCTTATTTCCCTACAGATATGAGCATTACATACACAACTACCAGCCCCTACATGGATTTTGAATTAGCTAGTTATGGTGATGATGTTTATATCATGTTTGAGTGCCACTCTCCAGATGACGACAGTGGCAGGTGGAGATTTAGTAAGATATCATGGGAGAAACTTACAGCTTCTGGTGACCAGGATGCGTTTATAACTGCTATTGATGGTGTTTCTTTTACTGCTGGTAATGGTCCTGACCAACAATATGATATGGCCTCTTGTGTATCTCTCTTTGGGTATGGGATATACTATTCTTACACAGTACTTAGTGGTGGTGATTATTTACAATATATAAAATATTACAATGGAACTTCAGTTGTTGCATTTGACACTTTCTCCGGGGCGGGGGAGGATTTTAAACGTGGGCTTATAAGGTTTGAAGACGAGACGCTTTATTTCCTTTATTTTCAAGACGCTTCACTCAAGTTAAGTGCTACTGATGATATAACAGGGTCTCCTTCATGGACTCATACTACTGTAATGTCGAGTGATATAGATTCCGACACTGGTTTCAGTTATAGAATAGCTGATAAAACTATTATGTCGTCAACAGGCAACCATATTATTGCATATAAAAATTCATCAGACGAGTTGTTGTTGGCCTTACATAAATTCAATGGATCACCCGATAAATATGCTGTTAATACAACTGATGTGCTTCATAAATTCGATCTTGCTATTTTACAACGGTCAGACCCCAAAAATACAACTTGGTTCCTTGTTTATTATCATAATGGATCTGGAGAAGTAGCTACAGACTATGTACGTGCGAAGCTGTTAGTATATGGTGAAACAGCCATGCGTGGCGAACGGACTGTATTAACATTTGATGAGTCCGATGACGACAAGAACGAGATACATGGTGTAAATGCTGTACCATATTTACCTATATCAAAAACCACGACTCCTGAATGGCAAGTAAACTTTGTTACTACTGCTCACGTCGTTAATGCTGCTGATGACAAGTCCCGTGTGATACTCGCATCTGATTTTACAACGATTACGATTGAGGCGTTAACCCAAGATTGGTTTGAAGAAGACGGAACTCTTCAGATGACTTGTCAGGCAAGCGATAGCATTCTCTACAAATGGCTGTTTACAACTACAGTATCGGCTTATTGGGAACTACTCCCTAACACTTTTTCAAATGTCTACGCATCAGGTGGCGGACGTTTCAGAAATAATAATAATGTTGTCCGCATGGCTAACGACAAACTTACCACTACAAAACCAGTGTGGTATGGGTATATTAAACGTGATTTATTCCGAAACGGTGCAACCGATACTGCTGCCTATACATTCGATAAACGCTATATAGACGATGGGAATATTGCTGCCCCTACTGGAGTTACATGGGTTGGTGGATCATCAGGTGGAAATGTATCAATAGGGGTTGAAGCTACATCTCACTATTTATGGCGTGACAGTACAGCCGATGCCGATCTTATAATGACACAAGGTGCTTATCTATATAAAGTTTTCTATCAGTACGATGGGTTCCAATATTCAAGACTATCTGATTTTACATGGATTGTGAATATTGGGATTGGAGATGAGATTGGTATAAGGATCGGGTTAAATGTAAATGATGAGGATTCTGGAGTTTTAGAGAGTGACAGAATAACAGGGTTTGGGGTGGCGAGAAAAATTATCCCTGCTGATGGAACAACCCCTTCTGATTGGGGTGTGCTTAACTTTATGGACATAGCGGAAGGTAATAAAACAACATATATTTCAGGAACAGCACTTGCGGCGGTAGGTGGTACTTATACCGTTTTTGATTTAGCGGCAGTAACCAGCACACCAGTTCTTTCATATACTGTTGTGGTAACAAATTTCTTTTTAAAATATGCCTTTATAAAACTTACAAACACAGAAACTGGAGCAGAGTCATATCATCAAATTGTTTCACAAGGCACTCCTAGTACACTATTTGATATTTATATTCTCAACGATGGATTAACAGACACAAGGCTTTACGCATACGAGATTTATGGCGGGTGGAGGGATTCAATAGCATATACACAAAAGTCACATCCTATTTTTGATAATGGACTTCCTGCTCTTCAGTCATATACAGATTTGGCTGGTATAAGCGATAATCTTGAATCTATCTCTGGACACTATAGAGACAGGTGTGAAGTCAATTCGAGAGCGTTCTTTGCTGGTGTTATTTATGATCCAAGTGGAGATGATGAAGAGACGTTTGATGATACTGTTTTTTACGGACCTTTGACAGGAGACGGGTTTTTCACAAAGGATATTATTGACCCATCTAAGTTTCTAACCTTTGGGCGTGGTGATGGTGACAATGTAGTCCGTGTCGTAACTCATAGTATTGGTTCTGATAGTGCAGGTACTTCATCTACAGAGCTTTTAGCTGTGTTCAAGAGGGCGTCTGTTTATATTATAGACGTTAGTGGGTCTCCTGCAAACTGGAACGTGGTAAGAAAGTATGACGGAGTGGGACTTGTAGGTCGAGATGCTCTTCTCCAGATCCAAGGTTCTATCGTCTTCATGGACAAGCAGGGGCTAATGCAGATTAGCGGTCTGGAAATTAAGGAGATGTCTGGTTGGAGAAGGCTCGATGGATATACAAAAGACTTCACTGATACACAAGTAAGAAGTGCAATAATTGGATATGTTGGAACTCGTGATTGGATCATAGTAATATATCCTACTCGTACAACTTACAGAATGTATTGTTACGATAGACAGTTTGATGAGTGGGGAGAGTTTAAGTTTACCGATACTCCGACTATTGTCACTATGGGGCATGGAGACTCTGCAACCATAGACGGTACATCTGGACTTGATTTAAACCAAAGGATGCTTTTTTCAGATGGTGAAACTGTATGGGCTTATCCAGCGTTCACATTAACAACAGATGATGGAACAACTTTCGCAGGTAAATGGCTGGCAGACGCTAAAGGTGCTGATTCTCCACTAACACAATATATTGTCCAGAATGCAGGTGCGGCTCATTATACCGAAACGACAAACGGTACGCTATCAATATTGCGTGAGGATGGGTCTACAGTCCTTTCTATGACACTTACTGCGGCAGCATCGGGTACTGGCCCCAATCAGGTAACAAAACGCACCCTGAACAAAAGAGCCAATTCATTAGGGATTCAATTTGATGCGGCTGCTTCTGCGACAAGGGCTGATTTAGACTCTGTTGAAATAGAAATCGAACGAGTAAGGAAGCTATTCTAATGGCATACCTTGGAACATATAATTATTTGCCTTCTGATGCGATAGGTGATGAGGGAGATACGGCAGTATACCAGCAAAAGACTGGCCCTGCTCGGGGTAAGGTATGGCATATATTAAAGTGGGGAAATAAGTGGAGAACAGTTGGACAGATTGGTACAGGGATAGTAACTACTAACGATATAAAATCTGTTGATTGGGACAAAGTAACAAAAACAGGATCAGACTTAGCTGACCTTGAAACCAGGGGTTATGACTCTCTAACAGAGCGTCCATTAATCTATACTGCCCCAACTGCTCCAGCCACGCTTGATTCGTTTGCACTCACTGATGAAGACGACAATGCTGTATATAATGTTTACAATACGAATTGGGACGATATGCGAGTTGGGTCTACATCGGTAAAGGTTCCAACAACAAGTGGTGCATCTTGGTCTCAATTTGGGACTAGTGGAATATATACGTGGTCGTTTGCAACAAGTGATATTCTTTACTTTGAGACTCAATTATCTCACAGGTATAACGCTGAAACAGCTCTAAGACCACATATTCATTGGGTTCCATCTACTACAAATGGTGGTACGTGTAACTGGCAGATTATCTATCAAATAAAATCTGTTGGTGGGACATTCAGTGGCTCCATAAACGCTAACACAGGTACAGATATGTATGATGCTGGAGCTGGTACAGCGTATGGTCACCAGGTTACTCCTAGTTTTGATGTAAGCGGAAGCGGGATAACCGAATCTGCTGTTATTTTTGGGAAAATAACGAGAGTTGCTGCTGATGACAATTTCACAGGAACCCCATATTTTTTGAGCTTAGATTTTCATATACAGACAGATAAACCAGGAACACCAGCAGAGTATTGATAATAGAAGGAGGTAGACATGAGTTGGTTATCACGATGGTTGGGGCAAGACACACCTAAACCGCCAGACCTTAGAGGCTCGGCAAGCGAACTTTATGATATGTCAGATCAGGTTATGGAGATGTTTACTCCTGAAACTCGTGATCAATTACTTGGGTCTACACGGGCTTCTGGAACCAGACAGATTGGGCAAGCTACCTCTGCGGCTAATAGGGCTGTTGGTTCTAGCTTCGGTGCGTCTGGTTTATATGGTTCAGGTGCTCAGGCAGAAGCTCTTCAGGGCAACTATGCTGGAGCCTCTGACTCACTTGTAGGACTCGAAGCTGAGTTGGCAAGGCTTGGTCTAAATTTCGACTCACAACAGATGCAATCAATAATGGCAGGGGCTAGCCTTAGAGGTCAGGGAGACTCTCTAATACAGCAAAATTACGCAAACCAGATGGCATATAACGATGCCAGCGATCCATTTGGCACACTGTTGAATCTCGGGCTTAGTGCTGGTGCTATTGCAGCACTTGGCTTTGGTGGTGTTGGTGGTATTGGTGGTGGTGGTGCAGGAGTGGGAGGGTTTGTATAATGGCTAGGCAAATACAAGGTCTTGACATGCTGTTGAAGGTTTTGGCTCAGAACAAAGCACAGAA